TTCTACGGATTTGGCTTAATTCACATGATGGGCGGACTAACTAAGTCTGTTACTGCGATTTTACGTCAATTAATTGATGCAGGCACACTTTCTAACCTTCCAGCGGGTTTTAAATCACGAGGATTGAACATTCAACGTCATGATGATCCGTTACAGCCTGGAGAATGGCGAGATGTCGACGCTCCAGGAGGAAAACTTGCAGATTCGTTTTTACCGCTTCCGTATAAAGAGCCAAGCAACACTTTAACCGCGTTATTGGGTTCTTTAGTTGATTCAGGCAAAAGATTTGCCGCGACGATAGAAGATCCAACAGGAGACGGCAATTCCGAAGCGCCCGTAGGTACAACTGTAGCACTTATGGAAAAAGGACAGCGGGTAATGTCCGCAATTCATAAAAGACTGCATTACGCACAGCGTTGCGAGTTTAAAATTTTAAAAAGAGTATTCGGTGAGTTTTTACCGCCCGAATACCCTTATCAAGTACAAGGTGCTTCTGAAAACGTATTTAAGGAAGATTTCGACAACAGTGTAGACGTAATTCCTGTTAGTGATCCAAATATTTTCAGTATGACCCAAAGAATTACTTTAGCGCAAACACAATTACAAATGGCACAATCTGCTCCCGAATTACATGATTTACGAGAAGCGTATCGTAAAATGTATATTGCTTTAAACATTAAAGACATCGATGCCGTTCTTCCGCCTGAGGAAGAAGTACCTCCAAGAGATCCAGTCAGTGAACAAACTTCCGCACTAACAGGTGATCCGATTAAGGCATATGATTTTCAAAATCAAGAAGCATATATCGCATCTCATTCTGCGTTTTTGCAAAATCCGATGGTACAGCAAAATCCAGCGGCGGGTCAAGCAATTAGTGCAAATATTCAAGAACGACAAGCGATGTTGTACAGACTACAAGTCGAACAAGCACTTGGTCAGCCTTTGCCACCGTTAGACGAGCCAATGCCGCCAGAAATGATGAACGAAATTGCGATGGCAGCTGTTGCGGCAACACAACAAGTCACAGGTCAGGCACAAGCAATGGCGCAAGCACAAATGATGGCACAACAAGATCCGCAACGACAGATGTTCGAGCAGCAACTACAATTAGAGCGTGATCAGTTAATGCAAAAAGAACAAGAAGATATGCGCGATAAAGAAGTCGAAATGGCTAAAGCCGAACTTGACGCACAAGTTAAACGTGAGAAAATTGAAGCAGACGCTCGAAAAGAAGACACAAAAGCGGCGATTAATTTACAAGAACTTGAACAAAAAACAAAAAGAGACGCTGAAAAGAATTACACTGAATTAGTAAAAACCGTTCGAGATACTCGAACTACAAATGGAGAAAAGTAATGCGTGATTATTACGATAATGACAAGTACCCTTCGCCTTCGCCTAAGAAAACTAAAGCTGCACCAAGTTTTCCTAGCGTAGAAGATATGACTAAAATAGAGTCTGTAAAAGCGGGTGAATGTCTTGATGAGCCTGAAAAAGCTAAAGTAAAAGCAGCTTACGGGCAGACTAAAGGTCTTCTTTGGTATCGTTCTATTAAGTAATTAATGGACTATATCGTTGCAACGGAGCATTTGCTCCGTAAAATCCGAGAGAGGAAAGAAGCTCTCTCGCAAACGTTGGCTGGCGGTGGTATTGAGAATTTTGAGCAATACCAAAGAGTAGTTGGCGAAATCGCAGGTTTGACTTTCGTTGAACAGGAAATTCAAACCCTACATTCTAATATGGAGGATGCATATGACTAAGACTGTTCCAGACCGAGTAGCTAATTTTGGCAGCACTGATGTTGACGAGATCCCTATTGATCCCGTTCAAGAAATCACAGTTGACAATTTAGACTCTCATGCAGACAAGCTACCCAAACCAACGGGTTATCGTGTCTTAATATTACCTTTTACTTTACCCGAGCAAACTAAAGGTGGAATTTATCTAGCTAAACAAACTTTAGACAAAGAAAGAATTGCTACAGTTGTTGGCTATGTGGTTGCAATGGGTGCAGATGCTTATAGCGATCCACACAAGTTCCCTGAAGGTCCTTGGTGTAAAAAAGGTGATTGGGTTATTTTTGGCAGATATGCTGGAGCTCGTTTTCAAATTGAAGGTGGCGATATGCGACTTTTGAACGACGATGAGATTTTAGCAACTATTGAAGATCCCGAAGCAATTTTATCATAATTTAACCACATGGAGAAGACCATGCAACAAGAAGCAGAAAACCAAGACATCGAATTAGAACTTCCCGAAGGGGAAGGAGCTGTCCCTGCTGTAGAAGTTGTACAAGAAACAACAGCTCAGCAAGAATCTAAAAAAGACGAGTTAGACCAAATCAGTGATTCTGTACAGAAACGAATTGATAAGCTAACTTACAAAATGAGAGAAGCAGAAAGACAGCGAGATGAAGCTGTTAATTATGCCCAAAGCATGACTCAAAACAACACTACTTTGAAAGAAAAGTTAAAGAATTCCGATTCTTCCCTTTTCAAAGAGTACGATAATAGAGTACAATCGGATATTGATAAATCGAAAATACTTTTAAAAGAGGCACAAGATGCAGGAGATGCAAATGCGGTTGCAGATGCTACTGAAAAACTTTCAAGAGCGAGTGCTGAGGCTGAAAACCTTAGAAGACTCTCTGCGCAACAGCAGATTAGAGAACAAAAACAAGCTCAACAAGTTCCTGTCGAATCTTATCAGCCTACTTTACAACCAGAACAGCCTCAGGTTGATCCTAAAGCAGAGGCTTGGGCTAAGAAAAACTCATGGTTTGGAGACGACCAAGCGATGACTTTTGCAGCTTTTGGTATTCATAAAGAATTGGTAGAACGTGGAGTTGATCCAACTTCTGACCAATATTATGAAATGGTTGATGAAGAAATGAGAAGTAATTTTCCTCAAAAGTTTTCACAAGAGCAATCTGCCCCCGTGCAACAGGTTGCTGCCTCTAGCAGAGGTGCTAGTGGGAAGAAAAATGCGCGCAAAGTAAGGCTAACACCGAGTCAAGTAGCAATAGCGAAAAAACTCAATGTGCCACTAGAAGAATATGCTAAGCATATCGAAGGAGTATAAAATGACAGAAGAAATAAAACATTCAGAAGTCGCATCAGATCGAAACTCACGATCTGCCGAGACACGAGACTCTCAAACTCGCAGAAAACCTTGGCAACCCCCGTCTATGTTAGACGCACCCGAAGCTCCTCCTGGATACAAATTCAGGTGGATCCGTGAAGCCACTCGAGGCGAAGATGATAAATCTAATATGTCTAAACGTATTAGAGAAGGATATGAACCTGTGAGAGCAGAAGATTATCCTGATTTTGAAGCGCCGACTATCGAAAATGGCTCACATAAAGGAGTAATTGGGGTTGGAGGATTAATTCTCGCTAAAGTCCCTGTTGAAACTGCAGCAGAGCGTAATGCTTATTTTCAAAAGCAAGCACATGACGCAATGCAAGGAGTGGATCAGAACTATATGCGAGAAAGTGACCCTAGAATGCCTATTAAGGATAGTGATATCCAAAGGACTTCTAAGGTTGAATTTGGTAGTAGGAAAACTTCCGACGAATCGTAACTTGTATTAATAATAGGAGATTATTATGGCTAATACAGATAAACCTGATGGTTTTACCCCCGCATATCACATGTACGGTGGTGTTATTCGTCCTGCAGAGATGAGAATCGCTAGTGGCTACGGAACCTCTATTTTTAGTGGTGATGTTGTTACTCTTGCTAGTGGTTATGTAAATCAAGCAGGTGCGACAAGCACTCCTGTAGGTGTATTTTATGGGGTATTTTACACCGCGTCCGATGGCACACCTACGTTTTCTAAAGTATGGACAGCAAGTACAGCCACACAGGGTAGTGCAGATGCTGAGGCTTTGATTTATAACGATCCTGGTATCGTTTACGAAGCTCAATTTACCGCTGGAACACCAGCAGTAAGTTTTATCGGCAATAAGTACACTCTTTCAACAACCGCAGGTTCTACAACCAACGGTAGGTCGAAAGAAGGAGTCACTGCGACTACTTCAAGTGGTGTTGCTCTATGTGTCGGTTTCGCGGACACTCCTAGTAACTCTATAGGAGCATATGCACGTGGACTCTTCACATTCCCAACTAATACATTCGCAGTCTAATTAGGAGAATAACATGGCTATAAACAGAGCACAACTCGTAAAAGAACTTGTACCTGGACTTCATGCTCTCTTTGGATTAGAGTACGAAAGGTATAACAACGAACACGAAGACATCTTTGACACTGAAAGTTCTGAAAGAGCTTTTGAGGAAGAAGTAATGTTGACTGGGTTCGGGGAAGCACCTGTTAAAGGTGAAGGCGCTGCTGTCATCTATGATACTGCACAGGAATCGTGGACTGCTCGTTATTCGCATGAAAC